GCGCCGTGCAGTCTCTCGGCATTTTGTTTAGCACGGAAGTATTAAGTCCGCGGTTGCGAACACCGTTTTGGGCAATTATTTCACGTGACCCCATTTGAGATGGCCGCCTCAATTAAAGAAGGCTTCGCCGCAAAAGACCTCATCTAGCAAGTCGGTTGTCCTAGTCTTCAGGAGACGGGGATAAGCGATTGCATCTGGATGGAAGCGCATTTGCAGGTCGGCGTCGTAAGCGAGGGGGGGCGGTCTCAGTGGTTCAAGGGGAGGACACAACGGTCCAGGATACGAGAAGTGACGCACAAACCAACGGAGTAGGATGTCCTCCATGGTATAGGGTGCAATCTTCCGTCTCTTCCCATTCATCTTCGGCCTCCAGAGCACAATTTCGCGCATACGAACTTCAGCAGTGTAGTTCTGTTGCGCAGTGCAACCAGCCCAGTCCATTCTGGTAAAAAGAGCAAGACGCTCAAGCCAGGGGGAGTCTAGCGAATCAGATTCGCACTCGTTAGGGACATAGGGGCCAAAAACAGGTCGAGCAGCCGGTAAGGCATGACGTGCAACTTTTGTTGGGACTTTAGGTCCGCCTGACACATAGTAGAGGGTGGTTGGATTCTCCACCATCTTATGTGCAACAATGCGCTGATTCCTAGTCAGACGACAGGAGTCAGGCATGAAATTCAGGTCGATACCACAGCCACCAAGGTGCACGGGCAGGAACCAGTTCGGGGAAAAACGTTCATTCTCGAACTTGGGAAAACGACGCATGGCCATGGGGAGAAAAGACGAATCTCCTATCATGGAAAACATTTTGTTCAAATCACGAGAAATACCAATTGGGGTGGCTTGGGAGTCACCGCTTTTGATATTCACTCCAGTGAGGAGTCTCTGATTCAAATAACCCATGCGTGTCATCAGGCCATTCTTTCGCGTGAAGATCTGTGAATTGATCAAGACGGTATGCTCGGAAAGGTAGTCTTTTCCAACAGACAACCTAAAACCGGCTTCAGCCGCCACCGCGTCAAAAAACGGATTGAAGTCCCTAGGGCACTTGAAGGCCATGTCGTCTCCATTGACAATGACCATCTTGCGCATTACCTGGGCGATGCGGAAAATCCGCCTCGATTCCAACAACCCATGCTTCGTGGTATTCCGCAAAGAATCCAAACACCATCGATCGAGTGCACAATTGTAAACAGCAAGGTTCACAGTGCACAAG